AGTACTAACTGTGCTACATCAAATCTACCAGCTCCAGCTAAAGGTGTAAGACCTCTACTGTTTGGAGCTACTGGAATTAAAGCACCCGGAACTAGATTTATATTATCAGGATTTACTACTCCATCATCTTCGTAAGTATATATACCACTAATATTCATCTGTGCATTTTGTAGTATTAGTTCTACTGTAAGGTTAGTAGTTTTAATAGCAGCCATACTATTGAATACTGGGCCACGACCATAAACTTCACCTGATCCTTTGTTCCATCTAAATACAACATAAGGATTGCTACCAGTTCCTTCTAATTCTTTTTCAAAAATTACTTCTTCTTCATTCATACAAGCTACACAGTATTTATATTTTTCTACATTTGGCTCATCATATAAACGATATACAAGCTCAACTATATTTGCTTTTTTACTTCCATTTTTTTCTATCTGTTCCATCATATTTTCTGACATTACAGATTGAGGATATGCTACCATAAGTTGATTGTATGGTATTTTTCTTTTTCTAAATACAGTATCTATTGAATTATCTGGCCCATTGTTTAACATTATTTTAGGTAAAGGTACTGCTGTAAATTTAATAGGATTTAATGCATCTCCTTCTTCAATAAGTAAACAACCAGTGCCAATAGCACAGTCCATAAATGCTTCATGTACTTCTTGATTAAAGTTTGAGTTACCTAATACTTCAAATACATACTGTGTAATTTCATCTAATGCTGCATTAACTTGTGGCTTTTGATCATTTGGTATTTCTGTACCAGCT